GAGAGATGGGAAAGGGAAAAGTCTAATTGAATTTCTGGATGATTACTGTATTGTGGATGTCGAAACAACTGGCCTTGATTACGATTTTTGTCAAATAATAGAGATATCCTCTTTAAAAGTTCGTAATGGTCAAGTGGTAGACAGCTTTTCTATGCTGGTCAATCCAGGAAAATGCCAGGTATACGATTTTCAAAAAAATGAATTTGTTTTAACACCAAACTATATTCCTTCTTTTGTTCAAGAAATGACGGGAATAACAGATGAAATGGTGGAAAACGAACCCGCGATAGATTCTGTTATTAAAAATTTTTATAATTTCGTCGGAAACGATGTGCTTGTAGGACACAATATAGTGTCATTCGATTCAAACTTCTTATTCGATGCGCTGCAAAAATATACTGGTGAAATATTGTCAAACAACCTTGTGGACACAATGCGTATTTCCAGATGGATTCTTCCCGACTTGAAACATAGAAGGCTCGAAGACCTCGCGCAATATTATAAAATACCTGTAATCAGGTCTCATCGCGGCCTACCTGACTGTCAAACTACTTTTCATGTATATACTCAATTAAAGGAATCCTGCCTTAAGAAAAATGGAAATCTTGATTCCTTTTATAGCTATGTTAAATCGCATCTAAATAAGTCCTTTTTTGCATTAAGGTCTAAAGATATTGTTACTGATAAAACAAATTTTGATATTTCCAATCCAATATATGGTTCCGTTTGCGTATTTACTGGTACTTTAGAAAAGATGACACGTCGTGAAGCTATGCAGATTGTAAAGGATTTAGGTGGCGAGAACGGGGATTCTGTTACCAAGAAAACAAACTTTCTCATTTTAGGAAATAATGATTTTTGCAAAACAATAAAGGATGGGAAAAGTTCAAAGCAGAAAAAAGCTGAAAAGTTGATATTGGAAGGCAATGATATAAAAATCATTTCCGAAAACGTCTTCTATGAAATGGCCAATATTTAATTTATACGCATAGTGCGCATTTTCCCTTGACTTTTATGCGCATTGTGTGTATAATATAATTGTAAGGAGGTACAGAGGATGCGGGCCAGAGAGCTGGAGAAAATTCTTCTTGAGGATGGCTGGTATTTTAAGAACCAGAAAGGTTCCCACCGCCAGTATAAGCACCCCAGCAAGCCCGGCAAGGTCACGATACCTTTCCACACCGGGGATGTTGATAAAGGGACCGCTGATTCAATCCTTAAACAGGCGGGGCTGAAGTAGCTCCGCCATCCTAACAATTATGGAGGTGGCACTTATGAAGCTTGTATATCCTGCGATTTTTACACCCTGCCTAGAGTCGGAAGGCTACACCGTAGAGGTTCCGGATCTACCCGGATGCGTTACCGAAGGCCGTGATCTCGCAGATGCGTATGACATGGGTGTTGACGCCGCCAGCGGCTGGATTCTCGACGAGATCGAGGACGGCAATACCTATCCTGCTGCCAGCCGGTACGAAAGCATCCAGGCCCCGGCAGGAAGCTTCGTCAGCCTGCTGGTTCTCGACATGGACGCCTATGCGGAGCAGTACGGGGCTAAAACGGTGCGTAAGAACATTACGATCCCCGCCTGGCTGAATACCTACGGGGAGAAGAACGGGGTTAATTTTTCCAAGGTGCTTCAGGATGCGCTGCTCCAGGCAGCCGTCACCCAAAAGTAAAAATAGGCCCCCTGCAACCGACAGGGAGCCTACTGCATCCGAAGATGCCTATGTGGATATTTCAGCACATCTATTATAGCATCTTCAGAGGCAGCCATGCAAGCGAAAATTCGCTGGCTGTTATTTTTATACCCTTTTTTCGTTGCGACGTCGCAACAGGAATCCGGCCTGCTGCCGGGCATAAAATAGAACGGGAAGGTGATGAAATGGAGAAGGTACTGCGATGCGCCATTTATATCAGGGTAAGCACCTGGGAGCAGGCCACCTACGGAAAATCTCTCCGGGCCCAGAAAGAATGTCTGGAGGACTACGCCTCCCGGCATAATATGAAAGTGATCGGGATTTACGCCGACGAAGGCCAGACCGCCCGCAAGGAGCTGAAGAAGCGAAAGGCCATTCATGCCCTGCTGGCAGACGTCCGGGCCGGAAAAGTCGATGTAATCCTGTTCTGGCGCATGGATCGCTGGTTCCGCAGCGTCGGCGATTTCTACAAGGTTCAGGACGTCCTGGACGCCCATGGCGTCCGCTGGATCGATGTAGGTGAACCAAATATCAACATGGAGACCCGCGATGGCCGCCTGAGCCTGAATCTGGCGCTGGCCATCGGCCAAAACGAAGTGGACACTACCTCCGAGCGGATCAAGTTCACCGTGTCCAATACCATCAAAAATGGCGGCATGGTCTGGGGATATAAAAATCTTGGATTTGGGTATACAGTAGAGACTGTGGATGGAAAGAACCGGATCATTAAAGACCCGGAAACCGAGCATATGGTCGAAGAATTTTACCGCTATCTGTTCGCCTGCAGAAACAAGCAGGCGACAGTCCGGCATATGCAAGATACTTTTGGCATCCCCTTCAGTTATTCCATGTTGCGAACTATGTGCAGCAGCGAATTATACGCTGGCACGTACCGCGGCAACGAGAATTACTGCCCGGCCTACATTACAAAGGAGCAGCTCCGGGAGCTCCGGGAAATCAAACAGAATTACGTCCGCTCTGCGCCTTCCGGCAGGATCTATCTTTTTTCCAGCCTGCTGCGCTGCCCGGTCTGCGGCCAGAAGCTTGTCGGCACAGGCTGCCGATCTGTCGTCAATCGAAAAACCGGCGAAAAGCGCACCTACATCTATTACCGCTGCAACCGGGCTATCATCGATCACCTTTGCAGCTACCGCCACCGCGTCAGCCAGAGCCTGATTGAGGAATACCTGCTGTCTAATGTCCAGCAGGAGTATAAAAATTATCTCCTTCGCTGCGACGTATCAGCCCGCGGGCGCCGCAAGGCCGCTGCTCGGAAGTCTCCGGATAAGATCCGGAAGGAGATGGACCGCCTGAATCTGCTTTTCCAAAAGGGCCGCATTGATGACGATTACTACGAATCGGAATACCAGCGCCTGGATGCAGAGCTGCAGGCGGCCAGCGTGGTCATCAGCCTGCCAGAGCCGGCGCGTCAGGTTCCGGATCAGCTGGCTGCCGTCCTGTCAGATGATTTCCGCAGCATTTATCAGGCGCTTTCGGCAGAAAACCGCCAGTCCCTCTGGCGCAGCACCATCCGCCAAATTTACCTGACAGAGGATCACCAGATCGATCACGTCGATTTTCTGTGAAATGTTTTGTACTTGTGTGACTTCCCCATTTGGCGCCGACAAAACCATGACTGCCGTTCTCTCCGGTGAAGCGGATATCGGATTTATGGGCTCAGAGTCCTCCATCTACGTCTACAGCCAGAATCCCGGCGATTACATCGTAAACTTTGCCCAGCTCACCCAGCGGGCCGGTAATTTTCTTGTAGCCCGGGAACCCATGGAAAACTTTCAGTGGTCTGATCTGCGCGGCAGCTCCGTGCTGGGCGGACGAAAGGGCGGCATGCCCCAGATGGTCTTCGAGTATATTCTGAAAAAGAATAATCTGGACCCTGAGACTGACATGGACATCGATCAGAGCATCGACTTCGGCTCCACAGCGGCAGCCTTCTCAGGAGGCCAGGGAGATTTCACCGTAGAATAAGATAAAAACCACACCAATTATGTAAACGTTAGTTTGATAAAATCCTGAAAACGACCCCGGATTTCTCCGGGGCCGTTTCTATATTTAGTTCCAGCGAATCACATAGATTGTGTTCGCCCCCACGATACCGTCAACCACGATACCGTAATGCTTCTGCGCCGCTCTCACGGCCTTTTCTGTCTTCGGGCCATAGATCCCGTCGATCTCCGACTCGTCCGGAAGGAATCCCAGCCGCACAAGATGACTCTGCGCCCACTTTACATCGTCGCCACGCATGTTCGGCGAAGTCAATTTTAAAAGCCTTTCCGGAACTGGGTAGGGATTGCCGCTTACCTGTGGCTCCGGGATTGCTCCATACCATTCGTTAAAGTCCACATTTCCGCTGATACCGTCTACCCGGCCTGTGCTGGCCCACTGCCAGCCTTCTAATATATGGGATACCAGGGGCTGTTTATCTGCCGACGGCGCGTCGTCCACATCCTTCCGGCTACTGGACGGATACCGGGCAATCCAGAAGTGGCAATCAATCTGACCCGCATAGGGCTTGATGAAGCTGTTGTAGAAGCTGAGGCCAGTGTAGACTCCAAAGTCCAGACCGGCGGCCTGAATCACTGCCTGATATGCCAGAATGATGTCGATCAGCTTCTGGCCCAGATATTTCATGCAATTATCTTCTACATCCAGCCACACCTTGGCCCTTCGGCCTGCCAGCGTGTCAACGACTTTCTGCGCGTCGCTCCGAGCCTTCTCCACGGTGGTCGCGTATGAATAATTGTAGACGCCTACGACGGGCATCCCGGCCTCTTCGCACCCGGCCCAGTTATTTTCAAACTGCTTATCCGGATTCAGATCCTTGCGGATGATCTTCAGGATTGCCCCCTGAATGCCTGTAGCTTTTACCTTCACCCAGTCTACTTTTCCCTGATAGCTTGATACGTCAATTACTCTTTTACTCATAGCCCCTCCTTTTATTCTGCAAAAATCCAGTCATCAGCCAGCATATCAGCCTGACTTGCCAGCCATCCCATCTGTACACCAGACGTCCCGACAAAGGCAACAGCCATATTCCCGATTGCATCATGCTCGCAGTTTTCAATTGTTCCATCTGGTGAAACATAACTGATATTTTTTGCAAGCTCGATATGTTGATTTTTTCCGTTCCATCCCTGACGTTTAACTTTCAATCCACGCTTCATGTATTTAATAGCGTCTCCAAATCCAAACGTTGGAGTACCGCCGAGAATCGTTGTGTTTTCTGATGTTGCAGGCTGCCATTCATCAGAAAGAACATTCAGAAGAGTGTACTCTACTCTCTGTGTTTCTCTGATATCAAGGATGTCTTTTCCAGTATCAGAATCCTTGGTTCTGCAGTGCATCATAATTGTTTCCTTTTCCGGATCCCAGCTCCAATATCCGCCCCATGACGGGAGCTTTACCGGGATTCCTTGCTTCATCATTTCTAATGCCTGTGAAAATCTCATTCTTCCTTCCTTTCTGCCGGATTGCGCCGGCGCAAAAGGGGCGGTTACCCGCCCCTGGTTACTCTATCTTCTTTTCATTTTCGGTATCTGGGATTGTGCTCTCTCCTGTCTGGCTCAACAGCTTTTCTGTGACTGCCAGCCCCTCGATCAGAATATTGGGAACATTGCAGCCGATTTCCACTAAATTTTCTAATATACTACGAATCTCATTTACTAAGAGACACGCTAATGTGAACCATCCCAAAAGCGTCATAAACGATAAGTTAATATTCAGAAGCTCTTCCCCGAGTTCGTTGAATATGTACGCCATCAAAAACGCCAGAAGGACTATGATCCAGTATCCTGCCTTTTTCGCAATGCCGGCCAATCCCACATTGCTGGACTCTTTATGCAGTTTTCGCGACTTATACCATCCGGTAATCCAATCCAGTGCATTCAGCAGAAGAAAAGCTGCGAAAAGATACCAATGCGGACCGAAGATGGCCGACAAAATGGCCACAGCAGCTCCGGTTACCACATTATATGTGTCAAGCACATTGGTTACTTCTGTTTTAATCATAATATTTTCTCCTTTCAGTCCGCTGTTCGCGGACAAATAGTGGTTTACAGGTTACATTTTTCTTTCGAACAGTAGTTCTCTAAATTCCAGGACGGAAGAGCTGGATTCTGTAAAAGCGAAATATCTGAATATCACTCAGAATGCTGTAACCGCTGATCCTGTTCAGACCCTTAAAAATAACTGGGATAGTATTCCGGATGGGTATTATTTAGCAAGGATCGCATGCGGCTCCGAATGCCTCGCGTTAATCCAGCATATCAACAATGGATCGCACGGCGCCGTCAGATTTCTTTCCTATACCGGAATGGACAATGCAATAATGGTAAATAACAAAGTATGGGAATAGCCAGATCATGATACACCATACACCGCCAGCAGATAGGGGGTATATTGATTTTCCGCTCCGATCAGCGACACGGTATTGTCATTTATATATGCCGCCTGTCCCCAACAGTTTCTTGCTGCATTCGTAAAAGAATAGGTAACTGCATATCCGGATTTGAACAATTCTACAGGAATTTCAATAGGTGTGGCTGCACTCCCCGTATTCGCATATCCAAAAAAGAAAATCAGCCGCCGAAAATTACCGATGCTACCCAATAGAGCAATTTGATTTGCGGGATTTGTAATTTCCGTTGGCGTCGAGTAAAGCGCGGTCAACGCACCCCTGGAATTTAGCGACTTAATTGCTGCTGCATTTTCGTCAATCGCCTCTTGTACCGTGTCCGCCGTCAGTTCACTTGATTCATTGTTATATGTCACAGATGATGCCGGGATTCCCCCGCCAGCCGGGACGTATGCCGTGCCGTTCCACACATAGGCTCTCGCAGGATTTACGGTGTTATCCACATACAGCACATTTGCCTGGCCTGGATTTGGAAATGACGAATATGCGCCGAATGTTACTCCTTCCCCGGGGATTCCCTGCGGCCCTTGCTGGCCACGCGGCAGAACGAAATTCAGGATAGCGTTCTGCTCCGTGCCCGAATTCGTCACCTGCGGATTGCTTCCCGGATCAGATGCCGTAACATCGCCGATCTGAATCGTGGCAGCCTCGCCCGGGTCTCCCTTCAGGCCATTCGCTTTCAGCTCCGCCACTTCTGCCAGAGCCGTCACCAGGGCGGGAAATTCGTCCTGGCTTTCTACTGCAGAATCATCCACATTCGACGGGTTCACCTTCACGCAGAAAATAGGTGTGGTGATCTCTGTTTCCGCACCGGATTCCCCGCCAATCATTTGCAGTTCCACCTGAACCATGCCCGGAAGGGCCAGCATCTGATTTGTAAAATCACATTCAATCTGCGATCCGGTCAACGTGCAGGCCAGATAGGATATCGTGCCATCCGGCTTTTTGGCGTATAGCTGGATGCTTTCTCCGGTTGGCGTGATCACTGCGCCCTGCGCAGTCAGCGTCACCAACACGCCACGACCGATATTATTCTGTTGCGCTTCTACCAGCGGAAAAGGATAGGGCTTATACAAATCTACGGTAATCGGATAATATAATTTCATGCCTCCCCCTCCAGTTTCTTAATTCTTTCGTTCTGCTCCTGAATCAGCTTGAGCATCGCCGGAATCAGGATTTGAGCATTCCACATTTCTGGCCGTCCATCCTTGTCGTAATTGACTGCTATCGGATATATCTCTTCCAGCTCTTCCACAATCAATCCGATAATGTCCTTTTTCTCTCGCCGATCACCCTTTTCCAAATAACCTTTACGGTACCTGAACGACCTAACAGGCAAATCATACAGTTTGTCCGGATTCAGTTCTTCCGGCAGCTGGTCTGTAATTTTTTTCTTATACCGTCTTGACGATGATGCAGCGCGCCGGAAAAGTCCGTTTGCCCAAACGTTTACGTTTGCTCCATCAGAAGTCATATTATTATAAGCGTACATAGAAATAATCTGACCGTCCGGATATATCATAGCCTTCGGACTTGTCGTCCCCGACAGCGGACTATCGCCAGTATATGTGCCAGCAAATATTCCAATCGACTCCATTGATACGAATGTTCTTTCTTCTGGAAGGTATGATGTCATTCCAATCGGAGCAACTTCTGAGACATATCCATTTGCACTCTTTGTTCGGATCGCAAATGTAACGTTTGTAACACCCGTAATATCCAATGCTCCATTATTGATTTTTGCTCCATTGTTATCGAGCCGTACTATCTCTTTTCCAGACGCATCAACTACACTCACCACGCCATTTCCATTATCCCGGCCTCCCATCGTCAGCGTACCGCCTTTGATGATATTGGCAAGCATCGTTCCTGCAGTAATAAAATCTGCGACGATTTTTCCGTCCTGTGTAATTGCGGTTTCATATGGCCCGTCATAGCCATTTTTCGAGTGTCCAAATCCGCCTCTATTCCACCGCCATACATTTTGGGCCGTTTCAATACTTGGAGTATCCAATATCAATATCTCATCCGGCTGCCAGTTTGCGTTCAGTTGGAATATTACATAGCCACCCCGTCCGCCGGTGATCCAGTTTGTAGCATTGTTAATTGCTGCGAGCAGGAAGGACGGGTCCGCAGCTTGATCAATCTTCTCCTGCTGCTCCACGAGCGTAGTGGAAATATTGCTCCTTGCATCCCCTATTTCCACGCTGTCATATCGTTCAAGCAGTACATTATATGTCGTATGCCGGATCTTTGCCTTCGCATCCACTCCCAGCTCATCAAACTGCACCGTCACCGTATCAAATACTGCTACTTCTTCCAGCGGCGCTATGTCTTTATACTCCTCTGTCTGCCAGAGCTGTGCAAACGAAACAGACAGGGATACCGACGGTACACCGATGTCATTGCGTTCAATATAGTCTTCTGCTGCCTGCTGCAGTTGCTGCTGTGTCGGCTGGCTTTCAAATTCGCTTGAAAAATCCATTACAGTAATACGCGGATATGGGTAATTCGCAGACGCATCTGACTCCACCACTTTTTCGTCCAGCATTATCACAGTGCCTTCCGAATCCGCCCAATACGGCATGATCCCCGTTATGGTGTTGGCAATGCTTTCCTCCTGCGTCAGGTCTGTCAGATTCTTGCCGTATCGGATTGCAACGCCATTATCCTGCCCTAATTTGTTATACAGCCGGACAGTATACATATCAAAGTCATACTCCCCGCCATAAACATCCAGGATCGAACCCTCAGAACCTCCCAGCTTGGAACGGATGCTTGCCGGCATTTCTACAGCAAATTTCCCGGAAGAAGTCTTATCTGTCCAAAACTCAAACGGGCAGTCAACTGCTGCATTCGTTTTAAGCCCAGAAAGCGCGCTTGCCGCAGATTCTGCCGTAAATGGCGATACCGGAATCTGTGATAACTGATAGCTGATGTGTTCAGCGTATACCGTTACCTTCCCATTCAGCGGCTTTGAAATCTTGTACACCCGAAACGCCTGGTTCTCCCGCTTATTATCCGGTTTTGCAAATATGATACTGGACATCTGAATTTCAGAAAAATGCACTCCTGTCAGAGGATACACCATTGTCAGCTCATATTCTCCGTTTGCTTCCAGGTCCACCACACAGGAAATGGCATCAGACAGACGCCCAATGCCATTAGTCGAAAAATCCATTGTATTTTTATCGTATAATATAGGGATCATATCGTCCACCACCTCGGAATTATTACTACTTTCGTGATTCCTCCTGAAAATGTTATTCCCGTTTTTCCTGCTGAAAGTACCGGAAATATGGAAGAAATTTTATTGTTGCAGTTCACCGCACCTTTATAAGCATTCTGTGTGTCGCAATCTATGTCAATATATTCATCAATTTCTGATATTTCCATTGTGACGCTTCCCACACCCAAACTTCCTGCCGTACCATACACTCGGATAAATGGTTTTGCCTCAAAAGCGGATGGGTTCACAAAATCTCCTGCCTCTGTTAATGTGTGTGGAATTTCTCCGGATTTCAGAAAACGCTGCGGAGCGCAATCAAAAGACAGCGTGCATTCCCCCGATCTGTTCAGAACACGAGTCTCAAAATCCAGCGGTCCTATGAACCGCGCCATTCGATATTCGTCTGGATGATAACTGTCCTCAAGCCGTCGGTATCCAGGAACTGCAAGCAGCCATTCCCGGGCAGCATCTGTATGCGTGCGGAACTTTTCCCGTATAAACGCCGGATATTCGATTGTAATATTTTGAAATCTCTGCTTGTCAATCGTCAGCGTACCATTCCTTCCCGGTACTTCCACCAATTCGACATCTCGCTGAGGTGCGTTGAATGTTCCAGAGCCGGAAATGTACAGGCCGAAATCTTTGCTTGATTTCCCGTCGTAAATAAGCAGTCCCGTCACTTAAATACTGCCTCCTTCCGTTCTGTTTCTGCGCTGATTTTTTCAGATATAAGATCCGCCAGTTCTTCAACATCCTGCCCCGGAGCTCCATATACATAAATATTCAGGCCTCCAAGATACTGGTTTCTGGTAGTCTGATTTGTCAGTGGCTGTACAACCGCCCGATTACCTGCCATGGTGAGCAATTCCGGTCCGGCCTCTCCTACAATAGCCGACCCCTGTGACAGGATGCCTCCCTTCGCCAGATATGCAATTTTTCCGATCGTCGGAATATCTCCTACCCCGGGTATTTTATTCACGCTTTTTATCACCCAGTTAATTCCCGATATGGCGCCATTGATCAGCCCAATAACAGCATTCAATGGCGCCTTCAGGACCATAGCCAATCCGTCGAAGATCCCGGCGAATATCTGCTTCACGCCGTTCCAGGCCCGCTCCCAGTCTCCTGTAAAGACGCCGCGGACAAAATCTATGACACCGTCCAGAATTTTTTTCATAGCGTCCCAGGATTGTTTGGCAAAAAACATAAAATCATTGATCGCGCCGCCTAATTCGTCGCCAAAAATTTTAGTCCAGTCTGTGGCGAAAACATTCTGCAGAAAATCATCCAGCTGCTGCAGCTTTGCCTGGATTTCATCGCCCTTTACCGCAATCAGCGCCACCAGCGCTACAATAGCCGCAATCAGCAGGGCTATCGGATTCGAAACAATAAATGTTATCAATGTTCTTAATCCTTCAAATGCTGACATCAGCGGTCCAATGGCCGCCACCAGTCCAATAATAGTAAGAATCAGCATCTGTGTGTCGCTGTCCAATCCGTTGAACCAGTCCAGAAGCTGCGCAACCCCATTTATGATCTGCGTAATAATCGGCATGATTTTCTCGCCCAGCTCAGCAAGCTGCTCCTGTAGGGCTAAATTTGCTTCATTGTTTTCGTAAAGAGCCTCGTTATTCTTTTTCCATTCTTCGTATGATCTGTTTAATCCTTCGTCAGCCAATACTTCAAGTGCCAAGTTTTGTTTTTCAGCATTCGTCGTACACTTTTCTAATTCTTCCGAAAATTTTTCAGATCCGTATCCCACACGGTCTAAGAGCTCTGCAAATTGTCCTGTTGCTGCGCCTGTCTGCAATGTTTCCTGAAGAGAATCTGCCAGTGATTCTATCTTTAATGTATCCGGAAATCTCTGTGCTGCCCCTGCAAGTCCTTCTACAGCTTTTTGCAGATTGCTCTCTGTGAAGCCTGCCTGCAATAGATTTGATACGCCTTCAATAGCGCTGTCAGCTTCTCCTGATTGAATTGTAAACTCTCTCCATGCTTCTTTTGCTATATCAGCACTCACAGCATTTTCTTTTGCGTTTTGTTCTAGTCTTGACAGATCTGTAATTAGTTCCTTGGACTCTTCCGCCACATCCTTTAGTCCCGATACAATCGCCTTAGCGCCCTCGGTGACAGCGTTTGCTTTCAGATAGTCTCCAAAATTTGACGCATCCTTTCCGGCGTCCTTTAGGCTTTCTCCCGCGTCATCGGCCGCTTTTTTTACCTCTTCGATCGGTTTCTCATCAATTCCACGGAGCGCTTTGTCCGTTTCCTCCGCCTGGTTTCTCAGGCTTCTCAGGCTGATCTGCGTGGATTCGATTTCGCGCCGTATTGCGTTATATTGCGCTTCCGATGCGTCTCCCCGTTCGAAC